GGCGGCAGCGGCACGAACCGGAGCACCGTAAATCAACAGCGTGAAGCGGTTGTTGTTGCCTTCTTTGACCTCGACGGTGATGTCGTTGCCCCAAGAACCGGCGTTGATGGCGTCAACCCTAAGGGTGTTGACCTCATCAGTGTCGGTGAGGGTAACTGTGGCTGCCTCAGCGTCAGCGCCAAGAACGCGGTTGACAAAAAGGTTGCGACCACCGTTTGCAAAAAATGCGTAGGCAGCAAAAGTGGTTGGGAAGTCATTCTTGTAGGAGCCGAAAGTCTTTACGAACTCCAGCCAAGAGTTGACCAGCGTGGGACTAGCAGGTCCCTGGGGTAGAGCACCAACAAGGGCACCGATCGCGGTGCCGTTATCGGCAAGCGTCACCGACTGAGGAAGCGGAGCTTCCTGAACGAAGACGCCCGGGCGACTAAAAGTTGCCATCCGGATTACTCCTTACTAGGTTAATTGGATTATTCTTGGGGTTCCGGATCTTGCTCCGTAGGTTGGGTTACCTGCAAGGTAGCCCAGTAGTCCAATCCAGATACAGATACGTTAACTTCTCGTACCCGGATTAGTTCTTGCAGGGTTCCAGGGACGATTTCTGAACTGATGCGAACCGAAAAGCTGTTCACAAACAGTCTTTTTCCACTCTCCACGGTGTCGCGCTTAGCGAACCCGAGGAAATCTAGGCGGCGATGTGTGTCGCCAATGCGCAAAGCTCCCATACGTAGCGGCAGGGGCCCGTCCATGATCTGCGCAATAATTTGACGATCGTGTCGAGGCTGCCGTGCGTAGCTGGTCACCATGTAATCGAGGTTGACCGGAATTGGGTATTCCGTAAGGTACTTACGCACGATCGGCTCGCCGTCCTCATCGGTGGTGTTCACCGTGTATTCAGAGAAGCCTCGGTGGGCCCGCTCTACCGCTTCGCTGATGTCGATCAAGTCGAGGGTGA